ACTAAAGGTTATATATCTGAAGTATATAATGATTTGCCTCCTGAATTCTCGTACAAGAGAGGAGTTATTCCACCTGATATACAATCTAAGGTAAAAGGTCAGTTAGATAAAAATATAAAGGATTTAAAAGGAACTGATTTAGAAGAGTATGCTAAATTGCATAATCTTGGCATAACACTTGACATGTTAGGTAATCCAAAATTTGCTCGTAAAGTAGCATCAGAATATACTAAAGTAAATAAGTTTGGAAAGTCAGATGACTTAGGTGAAATACTTGGTTCAACACTTGGTAGTAGTATACGAAAAAACAATATTAATACAGTCTTCACAAAGAAACTAAATGATATATTACAAAGAAAAGACAATGGTTTATTCAATGGTGCATCAAAAGACTTTATTCAATTAACACAAAAAGAAAAGAATATAATACCAAAACAATTTAGGGATTATATATCAACAGTGCATAAGGACTATAAGCATCAGATACTAGGTAATGAAGAAGTGCATATTAAAACTGCAAACCAATCATTTATAACCGCTCAGTTATTACTAAAAGACTTAGTGAGAAACTTTAAAGAGAATGTTGTGCCAAAGAATCCTGTTAGCTATGTGAATAACTTTTTGTTTAACTATACAGTAGGACTACAAAATGGGATATCAGTTAAGAAGATGTTTCAATATCAAAAAGAAGCTATAGGCCAATATAAACAGTTAAGAATATTGCAGGAAAAACTGATTAGAGAGTCTATACAGAATGGAGAACATTCTACTAAATATAAGAAGCTAGTATCAGATATACATGAATTAGACTTATATAAAATGTACAAAGATGGTTTAGCTTTCTCTGTATTATCTGATATAACATCAGCACCATCATACAGTACTAGAATAACTGATAAGATGTTAAAGAAGGTTATGACGTCTATATTTGGTAAAGAAACTGCTGATAAAGTAGGAAGAGTATCATCTGAGTTATATCTTAGTCCACAAGCCAAGTCTGGTAAGTTCTTATTAGACATGTTTACTCGTATTGACTTATCTGGCAGATATGGTATTGCTAAGCATGCAATAGAGAATGGAAAAACTATTGAAGATGCTGTAAATATCTCTAACGGAATATTCGGTGACTTAGATAAACTATCACCACAATGGGTTCAAGCAATAAGTGAGTTTGGTGTAATCCCATTTGGAAACTGGATGTATAGAGTCTCTGGTGGTTTAAGTAAGAATATATATGACAATGCTGGTAAAGCATTAGCACTTGGAATAGGATTATATGTAGCTCAAAATGAAATAGGTAAAAGAACTGAATCATACAATCCTTTATTCACTATGTTGTCTTCACCACTTGATATGCTAGGAATGAGTCCTTATTTAAATTTAACATCATCTGTAAGAAACCTTATGGTGCCTATGGCATACCAAAAAGCATCAACAGGTGATGCAAGTAAGCTTATCGTTTCTGACTCCTTTTAGTATGTCTGTCATAAGCATCAGTTAGTACCCAATATAATCCTACGCACGTAGATACTGCGTAGATGATTATATTACCCCTCAAAACTTTTTCTCATTTGTTTTATATAATTTTCCATTCTATAATCCTCAATAGGGTTTGTCCAAAATGAATAATTCAAATCATTCATTAATTTTTCACAATCATTAGCATCACCTCCTAAATCTTTAATGTGATTCCACATTCTATATAGAGTTAATGACCTAGCAGATACTTCATCATTAAAAGCATAACTGAATGTTTCTAATGGATTATCTAACATCTTTTTCTTTTGTGTTATGGTTGGTTTAACTATATTATTGAAGCTTTCAGATACACTATTCATAGCGTTCTTTAACGCCTCAGATACATCATAAGCATCAGAGTCTGTAGTAGAATAGAAAATACTACCTTTATATCCAAACATTATCTGAGACTTAGTATAACTAGCTGGGTCTGCCTCTATACCTAACTCAGATGAAATATTAACAACAAACTGTTTCCATTCTCTAACTGGTATATCTACAATATTATTTAACTCAAGTATGATTCTAAACTTATATGGATTATCAGCATTACTTGTAGTAGCTATATGATGATTATAGTCTTGTAATATATCGTGCATTTCATTTAATGTGATATCACTATCATCAACATCTAATGAAATCCAAGTAGCTCCTGATATAATATTATCATTCTTACGTTTACCATCTAGGAACTTAAATGGGGAATAAGCTGTATCATTAATCATTAAGTTGCTGAGCTTTTCAAATGATGTCTCTTTATTTACAAAACCTGAATGGCATTGCGTAGCTCTCTCTTGTTTAGACCCTTTAACTGATACATAACTTGCTGAATGATTACCAACCTTTTCAAATGGCTTATAAGAGACAACATCATTTTCATATTTAATAATACCATCGGAACCAGCTACACTATCTGCTAGTTTAACAAGTTCTTTAACACGATTCTCTAATGATGATGAACCATTAATAAAACCTCTTTTCTTTAATTCATGTAGGTTTAATTTATGCTCTGGATGCAACATAAAGTAATCAGCACACAATTCATAAGACTCTTTAGAGGCATACTCTTCATAATATCCAAGATATTTACCAAGCATTTCTGAAACATATATACTCTCAGTTATATCATTTATAGATATACTATCACGAGAATCCCATAATGCAAATACTCCTGCAAGTTTTAACATTTTCCAAGACCTATGCATTTGCTCTAACTGTACACTTTTATGAATATAATCTAAACCATTTCCAAGATTAAGTGTATACATTTTATAATCTTTATAAGCTCTCAAAGCATCATCATCTATATCTAATAATCTTTTATCACTATTTATAAGTTGAGAAGCTATATCCATAGATGCTGAAGCAAGATAAGCTTTAGCCTCAGATGCAATACTTTCAAAATCAGATTGTTTAGACACCATATCTTCATAAGTTGAATAATTAACTGCTGCTGCTTTAAATTCTTCCTCAGTAGGATATACAAAGAAACTTCTTCTTGCAAGCTTAGACATAAACTCTTGTTTAAACTTAGCTGATGTAGCTTTATCTAATATAATATTATCTTCACTACCTGCAAACATAGCTGGCATCCCCATACCGTGAACTGGTTTATCTTGTCTTTCGCAATCCTTAATAGCTTTACTCTAATACCCACCTCCATCATACAGCTCAGATATGAACCTGATATTATCTGTTATATTTGGATTAGATTGTAACTCTGAACCTATTTCAGTTGAGATAACTGTTGGCATACCAAGTCCATTTGCAGCAAACATATTTAATCTACTAACCATACCTTCAATAGTTGATACAGTATTCTCTAAAGCTGATGGTTGTTTATAATATTTCTGCCAATTAGAATCATCATCATCTTTTTCTATGGAGATTTTTCTAGCAACTTCTTTAGCGTTTTCTTCACGCTCTTGTTCGATAATCACATATCCTGCTGACAATGCTTTTCTTTGTATATTTAATGTAGAGTCTTTACCATTACCACTTTTTGACAATAAGAAACAAACTGCATTTGTTGGTATTTTAGAACCATTTAAATTAATTTTCCATTGAAACTGTGAAGCAAAATTTGACATGTTGTATAAAGCAAAAACTAGTGACATGCTTAATGGAACATCTGGATTTATTTCTTTAGTTGTATCACATAAGTATTTAAGATTTATATTTAACTTATCAGTATCAATAACTTTATCGGTTGGTAATAAATGTTCTATATGCTCTCTAACTAATTCTGAGTTTTTTAATGATTGATTCATATTATACCTCTGGCTCTATATTAATCCAATTTGTATCATCAGATAAAATATAATAATCAGATGTACCAAAATAGGTTATGTTAGTGTCTTTAAAAAGAATACCTTTACTATTTTCAATAGCTTCATCAAACACCTTCATAGCTCCATAATGGAGCTTCATAGTAAAGTATGGGTCACTCTTTTTCTTTACTTTATAGCCTCTTGCTGCTGCTGCTAATGCTAATCCTAAATCTAATGATGATGTTCTCATTATGCAACCTCTTCAAATAAAGTACTAAGTTCGGAATTAACTCTTATAACTTCTTCTATATTAGTTAATACTTTAGCTTTTTGTATTCCACCAGTATTATCATACTTACGATATAAACCATTAATTAGAGACTCTTGAAGGACATTAAAGCGTAACCAAGCAGAATTACCTCTATCTTCTTTTCTTTTAGCTATAAGTAGCTCTAAAGGGTCTACAGCTTCATTGCTTATACGTTTATCTGCATGTCTAAACTGTAGAGCTTGTTCAGCAAGATAATACGCTTCATCTAAACTCATTTTAGTATCTTTTAATTTAGCAATACTTTCTATTTGTGCTTTATACTTTTCATCATAAGTATCAATAAAACTATCAATTATATTTGACCAATCACTATTAGAGTGTAGTATTCTAGTAGCAGGTACTAAATCATGTCCTGTAACCATTCCATTTGCACAAACAAATCTAAACATACCAACATGTATATTTAATGCTTTTGTTCCGTCATAAGAGTTATGAATAATAACTTGTGGTTTCATCTCACCATTAAACATGCTCTCAGATGTAGTAAGTTTTACCATGTGTTGTTGCTTCAATGCTTTTTCTAAAGACCTTGTACCAGCAGCTTGTACTGAATCAATCTCAAAACCAAATCTTTCAAATCTTTGTATTACGTCCATTGTAGGAATTACTTTGTATCTATCAGATACTTGATAACCTTCAGTTTGATGTAATATATCTTCTCGTTGTAATGCACTCATTTATTCTTTCCTTTATTCTTTGTTCGTTTTTATCTATCCATTTATGTGGACTTTTTGGTTTGACGATAGAGGCAATAAAGATAGTTGTCTCTACATCATACATATAATTAAAATAACCTATAGACCTAATAAAAACACCTTTATAGATATTCTTACTGTTCTTGGTAATTTTAGCCTTAAACATTGTCTTAGTCTTACTCTGAAGACTTCCTTTTATACATATAGGTAAAGATGGACCATCAGGTAATTTTACTTCAATTACCTCTGGTTCTATACCTATACTTCCTAAATTCATTAAAGAAGTGACTCTTCATTGTCATCTTCATAAGGTGCTTCAACTTCAGCACTACCGCCATCTGCAATAAATTTCTTATAACTAGATGTTTCTACATCTTTTAAATTATTTGAATAATAATCAAATTGTTTAGCTTCAGATTTTTTTACTGACTCTGCATAAGTCTTTTTATCTGCACCTAGAAACGCTCTGATTTCATTCTTCTCACGAATTTCACCATTATAAACATCTAAAACTTTAACGACCGCAACATAACCTTTGAAGTTATCAAACTCTTTTACAGCTTTAACAACTTTGTTACCATCTTTAGTATCAACTGTTTTATTATAGACTGTATAAGATTTCCCTGTAAGCCCCATAAGATTTTGTACGATACTTGTATTCATTGTAATAGCATCACCATTAGCTTTCTGTAACCACATACCATATACCATATTTGGATATTTAAAATCACCAATTTGTAAAGACCAGTCTAAACCTTTAGTTCCTGTTTTTGCTACACATTCACTAACTGTTAATATCTCTACAGGATATACACCGCTGTCTAATACTTTAGAGCCACTATTGCCACCACTTGTTGCTGTTGCTTCTGTTTCATCAAATTTGAAATTCATTATTTATCTTCCTTGTTTTCTTTTAATATGTTCAGACTATCCGCTAATTTGGATAGAATTCCTAAGTCACTATAACTGATAAGTAAACTAAAATGCTCTGGGTACTTCACTATCGCATCTATGTTATCACGTAACTTAAACCCTATAGATTCACAGTCTAATGCAAATCTCTTTAACCTTACTTTATCACCACCAAAGAAGTTTAATAACTGCTTCTGTAGTGCAGCAACTCTCTTATCCAAAGTAGTCTTTGATTCCATCAGCTATNANCTTTGCATCATTNGGTATANANCTNTCNNNAAACATACCATCAGGTGATTTAGCAGATGTAGACTTAGATGGTTTTGTATCTAACTGATAGTTAGTTATATTACCCTCTTCGTCATCAGTTAAGTGTGTATGCAATACAATAGCAAACTCTTTCTCTATTGAGCTTTTCCACTCCTTGCCCTTTGTCTTCAGAACTGCTTTAACTTCTCCAACATTAACTTCAACATACTCTGGGATACCTGTCATAAATACCTGTTGAGGTAAGTCTTTCATGTCTTGCAAGATGTTATAAACCATTGAGTTATACTCACTCCAGATATTAAATCCACTAAACACAGTTTCGCAATACTTATTAGTTATTTCAAGTAAAGAAGTCATACTATCAATAACTACATACTCATACTTATCTCCAGCTTTCTTTAGCTCTCCAATAAGCTTATTATAGTCTTTGTATTTATTTACATTGACATTTTTAAACTTTCCAAAACCTTTAAATGGTAATGGTTTTCTTTCACAGTTCACTACAACTGTCTTCTCTGGTGGTAAATTTCTAAATGTTGAACTCTTACCACTACCTGATTGTCCAACTAGCAACACTGGTACGACCATTCTTTTTCCTTTATTCTTTTAGCTTTTTTAGTCTTCAATTTTGGACTTCAATTCATCCCATTCTTTTTGTAAAAGTAAACCATTTGCTTGATATGGTAAATAAGAATAAGGATTTAATCTATATATGCCTCTATCAATTTTAAGTAGAAAATCTATATCAACAAGCTTTTTAACCAATCTGTTTACTGTAGATGGAGTAGTATAATATAGCTTAGCTAACTTTTTTTGGCTTATAAAAGCTTCTACATTATTCTTAGTAAAAGAGTCTCTTATAGCTATCATCAGTTTTGTCTCTAATTGAGAGTTCATTGATAAAACTACTTCATCATATCTTGCATACATAATTTTCCAACCTTGTTTAATAGTTTTAGAATATGAAGCATCTTCAATAAATCGTTTGCTTTCAAGTTCTCCAGTTTCTTCATTTAATATTTTTGTAAATATACTTTTAGTATAATGCTTCATAAGTTTTAATCCTTTGTGGTATACAACTTGTTCCCCCAGAACAATTAAAGTATTATACCACAACAATCAATAAAAGTATAATATAAACACATATAACGGGACATAATGATGTTTTGTATAATAATAGCTATTATATATATATAAAATAATATGTGCCTCTATGGAATCCTCGTTGCCACTGTGTTAAATATATATTTTTTAAGAAGGAGAATATATGTTGAGGACTCCATAGAGACACAGAACTGTTAAGTTCTATGTTCGCACTTATACTCACAGTAATTACATGGATTATATCTTATATTATCACTACAATCAACTCTAGTGTTGTTAACTATAGCCCATATTTTTTCTTCTACATACAGTTGTATTTCATCAATACTCTTCAGTTGTATTGATATTTCTGCTATGTTGTTATTAGACTGAGA